TGTAAATAGTATTCAGACTTTTCCAAGTTCCCTCTTTCATCAAGCATCACGGCTGAATGTGTAGGAATGGAACTTATAGCACCGGCAGAAAGTATCTGATGGTATTTACTCTCTGCCTCGTTTCTGCTTTCGTGCGAAGTGACTATGTTCGCCACTTTGCCATTTTCATCGGTCTGTAATTCAATAACGATCCACATGATTCCCTCACTTATAGATATAGGTTGCAGTAAGTGTTATGTAATTTGAAGAAGACGAAGCAAAAGAACTTCGCCCTGTGTTGTTTATGAAGATTGCGCCGTCTGTGCCTAGTCTGCCTATTATTACTTGGTTGTTGCCAAATCGACCAACTAACTCAATGTCATCTACAGGCAGACAGTTAATCAACGTACCGCTATAGACCTGTGAACCTACCGCTATGGAATTGGTGTTGTAAACGCATAAATGAATCTGTGCTACTTTTCCATATGTGTATGCTCTGGAATACCCTTCGCCCAACGAAGTGCCGACACTATCCACCAAAGTCAATCGGCTATAGGTTGGATCTAATATGCTGTCATTGACCTTTACCCTTGTTTCATGGTATTCATCAACCACACTCACACCGACATATCTTTTAGTGGTGTTATCGTTGATGAATGTCACCATTAGGGTAGATTCATCTGACCATCTTACGGAACACTCCACACCGCCCACAGTGATTGTCTTTGTGGCTTTGGTTGGATTCTCGATGAAAGAAGTGTAGGAAGTTGGCGGTGTTGTGCCGACAGCAAAATATACTTTGTTGCCTACTAATCGCCCCTGTAAGTAAAGCTGTGTACGGAATGACGGATAAGTACCATCTGTGGCACTGCATGAACCGACAATAGTTTTTGTTTCCGTCTTCAAACTTCTGTCTGTGCTTACGCTGAACGGAACAGAACCATCTTCGTCTACTACATTGAAAGATGTAGGTGTGACATCGATGTGCTTATCAGAAGTTTTACCAATACGCATCCCATCAGCACCGAAGGTAGCCAAGTCTTCAAGACCATCCCTTATGGCTATGCCTGTTGATGTTGCAAGAAGATTTCCACCGCCATTGTTAGGATCACTGATGAATTCATCTTTCTCGACTTCGGTGATGTGCGCACCTGCGAAGTCACCTGTTTCTTCTGTCCAGAAGTGCTGTGTGAACTTTCGCATTGAGTCTTTTTCATACAGATTGACTTCCCTTGTCACATTGGGGTTGCCCACCTCTGTGGTTGCCCTCAATAACGCTTTAGCTTTCGTTTTAAGCGCATTTCTTGTGGCAACAGGCTGATTGTATATACCTGCAAAAGAAACCTGTATAGGGTCGGAATTTTGGTCTGTGATAGGCGTTAGGTTATGGTCGGTCAAGTCATACAGTTCTGGTCTTATGAACCTGCACAATACTGTTGATGCATAGCCGATGATGTTCATGTTCACATCAAGTGAATAGCCACGCCCTAACAGTGATTCACCATTCTCGTTTCGCAGAATCCACTTGAACCAATTAGGATCATAATCGGTCTTCACATCAGAGTTGCCATTGAGCAAACGAGCATTAAGATGCGCTGTGCCTAAAACGATGTCCGAATCGACCTCAAGCGTGAACAATGAATCAACAGCATCGGTCACTACCTGTAGCTGTTCGGCAAATGCTCTGTCTGCTTCTCTTGCTTCTGCAAGGTCACTTGCCATCTGCTGAACACGTTCAGAAATACCACTTTGTTTTATAAGGTATTCGCCTATAACGGCGGTTCTTTTCTGTTCGCTTACAGATGTTTCTATATGAAGCAAACGTGCTTCTAAATACAGTTCTCCGTGTTCATCGATGATGTTGACTCTATCGCCTATCTTGATGTCTTCTGGCAACACCGCAAAGTCAGCTTCGTAATTTACCGCTACCTGTGACCGCCTTTGCAGTTCCGCTCTTGCTTGACCTGCTAATACGGCTTTGTCTGTAGTCTCATAAGAGAACGAGCCTACCCACAAACCATCACGATCTATAACGCTTGACCATCGTTCCATTGCGGTTATGTTCCGCATCTGACCTGTGGTCTTGTCCACCTTGTACACATCACCTGTAGTTGGGTCAGTATAAGAATAGGTGTAGTTCTTCAGATTGATTGGTGTTTCGCTGTTCTCTGGCGTACCGCCTGTTACGTTTATGGCGGTAACCAAATCGGCTATGGATTGTTTGCAATAGATCCTGTCAATATCGAAGTTAAGGCGAAGCTGTGGTATAGCTGTCTGATTGCCCCTTTTAGGTGTGACATTGAGTATCTTTCTTGTTATCTGCAATCTGTCTACTTCGAATGAATAGTACAGTTCACACTTGAACCCATTCGCCACAGACATCAATCTTTCGGTGGCGGTCGATTCGCCATCCCAAGTCATTGTCCTTGAGTTGGTTGGTGTGTCTTCAAGGTTTATAGACCAATCAGAAGGAAGGAAATAACGAAGCATGGTCTGAAGGTTGCCTGTCAGCTTCACCGCAGGGCATATAGTGTTCAGAAGGTCTAACCCTGCATCTTCTGCGTATGCTCTTATCTCCTGTGTCTTGGTGTCTGACTCAACATCTACTATCTGATACAGTGAATCATAAACATTGCTTGAATCCGTTGAATCGGATTGCTTAAGGATGAATCTACCTGCCTGTATTGCATCCTCAAGCACCGCCCTTGAATCAGCGGTATAAGAAACGACCACAGAGAAAGTATTAACACCTGTCTCTACTTCTTCTGTGGTCAAGTCTTCCTTGATGCGATAACCGGCAGGAAGTGAGGTAGACGCATGAGCAAGGATTTTCAAATCCCTGTCAGTGAAGTAAATAATCATATGAATACCTCATTAAACTCTATTTCTATCTGTGGTATGTAGTTAGGATCTACCCAATCCGACCATGTTGCCCTAATGATGTTAGTGCCGTTGGTAAGCATGAAATCTTCCCAATCATTACCCAATGCACCATACTGCGGTGACAGTTCACCGCCTAATGAACCATCCCTGTAAAGGTAAACTGTTGCATCGTTGCAGTTTGCTTCTACCACATCACCGGCGGTAAATACGTTAGGCTTGTTAGCGAATTCTGTAGCGTTGTCTCTGCGGAACATTACAGAGTGAACCATGTTGGTGTGCATCGGTGTTTTCTGTGTTCCGAAGTACATCGAGAGTTCAGTTGCAACAAGTTCACTTGTATCAGCCACCTTGAATGTCTTCACAGGCAGGTTGCCTATTTTGAAGGTGTATTTGTTTCCGTTCTTTGAGAATGAAGTGTTAAGGTTAGCCTGTGAGTATTTGTATTTACCCTTTACTTTCCTTGTCTTCGATTCCCAACGATACTTGGTGACAGTTACATACTTGCCGTTTACCTTTTTCTTCTGCTTGTATGCTACCTTTACTCTGTCGGTCACATAAAGCTGTGAACGCTTGCAGTACCCGAAATGCTCGTTATAGTAAGACAGGTCAATAGTCTGCTTGCCCATGATCGTATTATTGACGATGTAGTACGCAGTTCCCTTTGTACCGCTTGCGGTTTTATTGATAATCACACCTGCAAGCATTTCACCTGTTGCTGTTCTTGCACCAACTTCGAAAGTTCCTGTCTGTTCTGGCTTCGAGCAACAATACCTATGTACAAGATTGCAAGTGAAGTTAACTGAACCCTCTATGGTTTTACGCAGAATAGCACCATGCCAAGACGAACCGCTACCATATGAAGGTTTAGCATAACTCTGTGTTTGTCCTTTGCCGTTTGCCCAATATGTGTCGGTGGTATTTGATACGGACATTGAGCCGGTTACCGCTCTGTTGTTCCAAGTATGACCGCCACTTGTTAACCATCCGTTGATGTTCTTGAATTTCTTGTTAATCAGTGTGGCTGACTTGGTTAGTGGGTCGAGATCCAACATATCTGGATTGCCAAGCTGAATGATGTTTTCGTATTCATCCATGAAAGCAATGAATCCGCAATCGCCATCCTCGTTTGATTCTCCGTCTGTTTCACCGCTTGCAAAGGTTGCCCTTAAAAGAGGTTTAGCAGGTTGTCCGCCATCGTAGTTTATTTCCCACGTTGCGGTGTTGTCTTCGATGGTTGCATCATCCATCGTTATCACAACAGTATCTACAGACCTCTTGAACGGATAAGCACAGTATATGTGCCATTCGCCCTTTACCGTCAGTTCACCTGCTTCTACTTCTGCATTGAATATAGGCGTACCGGCAAAGTATTTATCTGTTTCGTCATTGAATATGAAGTCAGCTTCTTCAATCGAAAGAAGGTTGTTAAGCTGTGTGAAACTCTCTCTGAATTCTTCTGCTGTGCTTGATATAAGCTGAAAGCCTACAGTGATTGTCCTTGCAGGGTATCTCATTGATTTAAGGGTCTCACCATCTGCTACGCCTGTACTGTAGGTGCTGAGTTCTACGGCTAAAGACTCTCTGCCTTTTGTATAAAGAGTTCTGTACCCTGTGACTACCTCTTCAAGATACTGACCATTGATTGATACCGCTTCAACAGGAAGAGAGGCAGATAACTCACTGTGGTCTGTTACATCTCTGAATTGATACATTATCTGATACCTCTCATTCTGTTCATGCGTGTTTCTCTTGTGCTTAATGCATCTGACATATCCGAAGCTGTTGCCCTTGCAAATTCTCTGCCGTTGATGAATAACGGAACATCTATCGTGTAAGAAGCAGAAGTGCCGTACTCAAATTCTGAAGACAGAGCAAGACCGCCCATACCTGCACTCGGAATGTTTACAAGTGCCTGTGTGGCTTTTTCTACCAAACCCTGCCCATTCTCAAGACCCTGTACAAGTCCTACGGCAGACCAATGACCGACCTTCGCAAATTCCTTTGACGGTGAACCGATACCAAGCACGTTTTTAATGGCTGTCAGAATCGACCTGCCAAGTCCTTTGAACTTGCCTACCGCCCATGAAACCATACCACTTGCACCATTCCACAGACCTTGGACTATGTTTCTTCCTATCTCGGCAAGCCCTGTTATGGCATTTCTGATTCCGCTGACGATGCTACTTCCTACGCTTCTTGCTACGCCTGTTACCCATCCGATCATTGAGGAAATGCCTTGACCAAGGGTGGATATAACGTGCCTTCCTATAGAAGCAAGCGACCCAATACCGCTCTTTATGGCTTGAGGTATCTTCCTTGCAAGTGCAAGCACCTTTGATGGGATAGGAGCGAAACCCTGTACCAAGCCTTTCAACAGTTCTGCCATCAGCTTAAGACCTGCCTTAAGTATCTGCGGTAAGGCTTTGAGTATGCTTATTACAATGTCCAAGCCTATCTGTACGGCTTTCTTGAGCAATGCCGGTCTGTTCTGATTGATACCTGCTATAAGGTTGGTGATTGCGTTGATACCTACAACGATCAGTTTAGGGAGTTCTTTTATAAGTGCCTTGACGAAAGAAAGAAGCATCTTTGCACCTGCCACAAGAAGTTTAGGTGCGTATTTGCCTATACCCTCAACAAGTGTGCCTACTATGGTTGATGCTACCTTGACTACTTTAGGCGCAGACTTTTCCATAGCCTTGAGTGCCTTTTCAATCATCTTGGATGCATCTTTGACAAGTTTGTTCACACCTTTCTTAAGGCTTATTTTCTTCGTGAGTACATCGGTGATGATGCCACCTACTTTATCAAACGCAGGTACAAGTTTTTGGATTATCCCAGATATACCGCCCACCTTTTTGAGTGCGGTATCTACTGCGCCCATAATGTTAGCAAGGTTTCGCTGAATACCTGCTTTAACATTGGTCACCGCCATCTGAATGCCGGCGCCGGCACTCTCTGCCTGTTCTTCCCATGAGGTGATTCCTTCACCACCTTCTTCAGACAGCTTTATCATCGCATCGTTGACTTCTTCGATGCTGATAGTGCCGTTCTTCATGGCATCGTACAGGTCGCTCTGTGTCTTACCTGCGCCTAATGTAGCTTCTGCTAATTGGTTCATCTGTGCAGGTGCGGTCTGCACTAACGCTCTCCAATCCTGTAGATCTGGCTTGCCTTTAGCCATAGCCTGTACCCACTGATTGATAGCTGATGCCTGTTGCTCTGCACTCTGCCCGCCGCTTGCCATAGCGTTATTGAGGGCAAGTGTAAGCCTTGTTGCTTTGTCAAGATCGCCTGTTACCGCCACTACCTGCTGTGTCTGTGAAGCCACCTTGTCAAGTGTGGTCGGCAGGTGCGCTATACCATCGCCTAATGTATTTATTGATTTTTCTGCATCTTTAGCTTCGAAGCCTAAAGATTGCATGACTTTAGGGTAGTTATTGAGTACATCAAACCTCTTTACCGCTCCGTCCATTGAAGAACTTATGAGGCTTGATACTGTGCCAATAGCCTTTTGCCCTATTGCCATCCATGCACCGAAGCCAAGACCGCTTTTAAGTTTTGCGCCAAAGGATTCAGCTTTGCC